GTTGCTCATCAAGACGACGGCGCTCTTCCTCGCGGCGCCGGTTGTCTTCTTCCATTTGTTGCTGCTGCCGTTGGCGACGATTTTCTCCGGTGTCACCATTGCGAGGCAAGGCATAGTTAAAGTTTGCCATTACGCCTTACTCCTTTTCTTAGCCGGTGACTTTCTGCGCTTCACATCGTCCAGGGCGGGCAGCGCTCGATCTATCTTTTCATCAAGTTCCTGAACCGCCTTCATGGTAACGCCAATGGCATCCACCACCGGGATGCTCTTCCCGTCTCCGGAGCCGGTTTCTCGCTTGAAGTCTTCCGCATACCCGCCAATGTGCTCACCGCCATCGCCATGGCCGTCTTTATAGCGCCAGCGCTCAATTGGCATGCTTTTGATTGCATCCAGAGCCATGCCTTTCAGCTTTTTCTTGTCGGTCTTGTAGTCCTTTGATGACGCCATGTAAGCGCCGACACCCGAACCCACCATCTGACCAATTCCACTCATAGCTGCCCCGGATGCCTGCTGGTTTGCGCTCCACGCCTGCAGCTCGTTGCTGTGCTGCTGATTCATGATGTTGGCCATGCTGGTGTTGCCTTGCATCTGGCCGCTGTAACCCTGACTCATGATGCCGGTGTTGGCGCGGGCATTGCCGGCGGCATTCAGGTACTGGCCCTGAGCGCTGTTGCCAGCCTGCAGGCCCAGAGACGCCCCTTGTGCCGCCTGGCTGGGCAGGCCTCGGCCCCTGTTGGCAGCGTCGGCCCGCATCGCTACGCCTTGACTGCGCGCGGTGTTTCGAGCGGTATTTTCCGCCCCGGCAGCGGCCAGGGTTGTATTGAAGTCAGACGCTCGCTCAATTCCGGCATAGCGACCTGAGCCGGGCTTGATGCCCATGCTTGCCATGCTTCGGCGGTTCGACTCTTTGCTCTGCTGGGCGTTGGTCAGAACGTCGGCCTTGGCTTCGGCCGCCATTTTCTCCTGGCGTTCGCCGGAATCCCAAGTCTTGGCGTCCTCCAACAGGTCGTCTTCCAGAGGCCGGTACTGCTCTTCGTAACGCTGTCGATCCTCTTGAGACCACTCGCTGGTGCGCTTTGAGGTCTCCAACTGCTGCTGGCCAATCTTCTTGGTCATCGCGTCAATGTCTTCCTGACGGTCAGACTCCCGGGCAAACTGCTTCTCGGCAAACTCTTTCCACTGACGCCCGGTTTCGGCGTTCTTCAAGGCCGCCTCACCGATGCGCGGATCCGCGTCCGGGGCGCTGCCGCCCCCTTTCTTGAACATCAGGCTGCGCTGCCACGCGGGCGGCTCCGGATCGGCGTCCGAACTCACCCCCTCTGGCGTAACCATCTCGGCGCCAAAGTTCCAGGGCGCCCCATTCAGCAGGTACGCCAGAGCCCCCAGCGACAGCACGGTTGCGATAATCTCAAACATTGCGATACTCCTGCGGAATGAACGGGCACTGCTCGCGCAGCATGCCAAGAACGTACACGTCATCATCAGGCAGTGCGTTCCGGCACAGCCCTTCAATCTCAAAGCCAATGCGCAGATCGAATTTCAGCGCCGGCTTGTTGGATTTCGGTACCAGCCCGGTTACACGCCTCAGCCCCAGCTGCACAAACGGGTAATGGAAGGCTTCGGCAAAGAGCTTTCGGCTCAGCCAACGGCGGCTTCCATCGCTGGCAACATGAATATTGCAGTCACACTGAGAGAAACCGTCGAACACCACCACGGCGGCGTACTCATTGCCTGATCGAACAAACGCAATAGCTTTGGCATCGGCCCGGAACGGCAGATGAATTCTGGATTCGGCCCATTCGATGGCCTGCGCCTGGTGGTCCGTGGTCGCTGTAATCATGGAACTGCCCACTGCTGGTTTCATTCATTGTAAATGGCTATTGTCTTCTGGTCACTTCATAGGCCGTTTAATGTGGTGACAATAGCCCTCAGTGCATTGTGAATGTCGCGAATGTCATCGATTATGTCGTCAATCTGGGCTTTGGTTGGGGCGTTGGTATCTGGCACTTTCTTGCTTCTCTGAAGGCCGATATCTGACAGACTGGACAGGTCAGACTGGCGTACGGCGCGGCGCTCTTTTGCGCCCTGCCGGTCGCCATTCAGCGTTTCTGTTTTTTCCGCCACTCGCTCGAAATGCTTTAATGTGGGCTCAAGGATGCGATTGATCTGAACCGCCATGCCCGGATCGATCGGACTGCCCGGCGCGCCTCTGGCGGCGTCCCTGGCTCTAGCTTTGGCTGCCTCGTCGCCTCTCATATTACGTTCAGCTCCCGTACGCTGCTGGCCATGTTGATCTGGGAAATTGGCAAATCGGAGACCACTTCAACTTCCCAGTTCTTGTGCTTTCGCCCAGTCTTCATGCGCTTTACGACATTGTACTGGTCGATGCTGGCGAACAACTCTCCGTCAGCGTACACGTTCACCCGGAACAGCCGACTAATGTTCGGTACCGGCTGCAAAACGTCGCCGGCAAAAACCACCTGGTTTACCGCTGCCGCATTGATGGCCCCCATTAGATCACCGGAATCAAAGATGGCTTGGTTTTCATCCTCTACCTGTTGCCTCATGACCTCCAAGGCTTCGATCTCATCCGGTGTCAACGCCTCGTCTGTCTCCACCAGGATGGCGGTGAAGTTTTCAGGGCGAGGCAACACAAACTGTTTGCTCTTCCACGTCTGCAGCGCATTAACCTCTCCGAAGGCGTCGTACTCATAGACGGTTTGGCCATCCAGATAGTAAAGGCTGCCCTTCTCCACGCTGTAGTGAAAGCTGCTGGTGAATAGGTCCGCACGAATGATGAATGGCTGAGACCCGGATAGATCAATTATCATCGTGCCCTTTTGCTCCACGTCGTTGGCGTCCACGTAGTTGTAGCTGACCAAGTACCGGCCATCGAACTGCCCCGCCTTCCAGGTTCCAGGGCTCAGGCGAAGCCACTGATCTCGGTAAAACATGTTCTCGGTCACCACCCGGGCGCCGCCTTCTGACATTACCACCAGGCCATCGTAGGACGGATACGCCACGGAATACCCCAGATCCTGAATGGCGCGGGCGTTGATGCATGGCAGGTTCAGCTCAAGGTCTGCCATCTGCATGGATTCGGGCGCGGTACCGGAGGCCACATAGGGCACGCCGGTGGTCATGATGCCGATACTGGTGCCGAAGGCGCCCAGGCCAACAATCGGGTAGTCGGCTTGAAGAATGTACTTCTCTGGCCAGGCGTGTGGCCGGTAAGGCTCGCTGAAGTATAGTGACTTTCCGGAGAACGCTGCCATCATGCCATTGGGGAGAGCAATAAGGCCGGTGAGGTCCGCCGGAGGCGGATTGTAGTCAAGGCTCGGGAGCGTGCCCAGTATCTGCCCGAACAGGTCGTTGTCGGTAAAGTCAGCCGTTGACACCGGACGCTCGGCAATCAGGTAGGGTCGAACGCCGCTCTGCCCGAACTGAGTGCGGTATATTCGCTGGGTGGTAATGCCCCGGCCTGACTGGCCAACCTCGAAGCCGGACAGGGTGACACTCATGCCAGGAGACACCAGCACGTCGTTGCTCAGATCACTGGGCTCACTTTCCTCGGTGATGCCATCAATTTCTGTCACCAGGGTGTAGCTATACAGCTTGGTCTCCGACAGGTCCGTGTCCAGTGTTCCGCTTTCGGTGGCAGTCGGCGCCGTGCTCGGGCGTATAAGCTCCAAATCGTAATCCGTTCCGGCCACTCGCATTGTTGGCTTTCCGCTACCCATCAGGTACAAGCGGTCATCCGCCACAGGCGCATTGGCCACGTAGGTGCCTTCCGGGAAGGCGTGCCAGGTGTCGCCGTCCCGATAAATCACCGCGTTTGTCGGGACCGGGTCGCTGAACGTGTGCGCCTTCCGGCTGTTGCGCACTGGCGTCAACCCGCCGTCGGTCAGACGAACATTAACGGCGCGCTGAGCGGCCATATCCGGCAGCTGTCGAGGGATGATCCTCGGCAGCTCACCGGAAAACGCCAGTAATTTTAGCGTGGCCATCGTGTCAGCTCCTGGTCAGTAGTAAATCGAGTTAATACTTGCAGTCATCACCAGTTTACTGCAATCACTTCGTCAACGGTGGTCGCGCTGCTGATTCTGTCCTCAAGGTACTGCCGTTTCCCCGTGGCATGGCCGCTTTCGGTGGTGAACGCATTCGCTTTGGCAATAATACGAGGAACTAATTCCTCTTTGGCCATCTGTCGACCTTCCGCCATGTTGGACACAAGCGGTGTTGCCGGTGCCGCCCCCGTTTCCCCATTATCAACCCATGCTTGATAAGCTCGCGCTTCCCTATCCTGCTTGTCGAACGTAATGGTTTCCGCCTCAGGATACTTGCTGAGCGTTGCCGCCATTTGCGCCTGGTATGCATCGTTGATCTTGGCGAGTTGATCGGCTTTGGCGTCGCTCAATGTCCGGGTGTCCGGGTGGCCACTGAAGGCTGCCAAGTGGTTGCCTTCCGACAACCATGCCTCAACGTCTTCGTAAAGTTCGTTCCGCCTGGGAACAACCGCCCCTCTTTTTATGCGTTTATAGTCCGCCAGACAAATAACCGATGATGCGTCTTCGTTAAGCGAGAACATAGCGTTCCTCCAATATCTCTTTCTGTTTCCGAGAAAGCGATTCGATCAGGTTGCGAGAATCAGCCCATTGAGCATGGCCCAGCCACGCCGCTAGAAACCGGCGAAGCGCTTGCCTGTCGCCAGACTGCGTGTGTGATTTTATTTTCCGCTTTGCGCGCCGGACACTGTCTTTCCGGAGCAGCTTATAATCCTGGAATATCCGGTAGCCCAAAAAGTTGACGCCAGCTGAAACCGGTGTGACCGACCACTTACTAAATGTCAGCTTCAATGTATTCCGGCAGAAACTTTCCAGCCGGCGGCGAAGCTCATGCAGAAACTTTGGCTTAGTGCTGAGCACAACAACATCATCCATGTAGCGCACGAAGGTCGATGTCTTTATCTTCTGCGCCAGAAATCGATCCACTTCCGTTCCGTAGACGTTCGCCCACAGCTGAGAAGTCAGGTTGCCAATTGGAAGGCCGGTACCGGTGCGGGGCGTAAAGAGCTCAATCAGCCACCGCGTGTGGCGGCAACTTATTTTGGCGTCAATCCTGCGCCACAGGGTTGGCCGGTGGATGCTGTAGAAATATTTTGAGAAGTCGGTTTTCAGGGCATGAACGGTTTGCCCTTTGGCCGCGAGTCGCCTCATCATCGCCTGCGTGTGGATCGCGCCGCCATGCATCCCTCTGCCTTTTCGGCACGCGTAGGCCTGAGGCAGCATGCCAACCTCAAAGATTGGGCCAATAACGTTGCAGAGCGCATGCTGAACCACTCTGTCCTCAAACGGGGCTGCCGTGATCGGCCGGGGCTTTGGCTCGTACACCCAGAACTCCCTTGGCGCTCCTGGCTGATACGTGCCATCCAGAATGTTATTTCTGAGCTTGGCCAGCCACGCCGACTCATATTCCTTGAAGTTCAAATATCCTGCGGAATTTCTTCGCCCTCTCGACGCCTTGCGGTACGCCTTCAACAGGTTTTCCGGTGCCGCAATTCTGGCAATCAAGTTTCTGTGACGTTGTCCCAATGGAGGTTCCTTGTTTGTCGTTCGTCCGTTTAAAGGTAAAAGTGCCGTGCGCAGGTCTCGATGTCGGCTTGTCGCCTCACTACGCCCTGTTTCACGAACCTGGTCATGTGTTCCCCGAAGGAGGTAAGTGTGTGGCTGACCACAGTGATGGTCGCCCCGGCAGGC